GTCAAAAATTTGCGGTCGCAAAATTACAAGTAATCGATAAATTAGCGTTAATTTTGCGTTAAACTGAATTATAACTATAGACAATACAATGTATAATTGTCGATAAATTAAACACTAAGCACCTATTGAGGTGCTTTTTTTATTTGTGAGGTATAAGGCAGTGTTTAAGGACATTCTTAATGACTGCTCTTACTATCTCATAAGTGCAGGAATAACTTTCTTCGTCAGCCTCTGCTATGACTTTCTTAAAGACGAACCTCCAGAGCACTTCAAGAAGATTCTTGAAGCTGTCGTCTGTGGATTTATGTCATTCGCAATCTGTGGCTACACTTCAACTCACTGCGACTGGCTCTCAGAGTTTGACTGTCTGTTTGTAAGTGTGGGAATTGGTGTAATCGGTGCAGGTCGCGTTAGTGAGATTGCACTGCAGTTAATAGCGAGAAAGCTTAATGTAACGGTAAACAACGATAAATGAACAAGTCAATATTTAAGATTTTAAAATTCTCTGTCTGTTGGCTTGTTGAGATTGCTGTCATTGTCACATTCGTATCGTTCAATATGCCTTTTACATATATGCTGCTGAGCATAGCTCTTGCTTGTATGACAATTAACTCAAAGGTTTAAAAATGGTCAGAGGCTTAAGAAATAACAATCCTGGCAACCTCCGTCACGGCTCAAAGTGGCAGGGACTTGCAAGAGAACAGACTGATCCAGCTTTCTGTCAGTTCACCGAAATGCGCTTTGGCTGTCGCGCTCTTATAAAAGTGCTTCAGACCTATGTCATAAAGTACAACCTTAAGACGGTAAGAGCGATTATCAGCAGATGGGCGCCGCCTAACGAGAATAACACTGAAGCCTATATCCATTCAGTTGCTTCAGCTCTTGGCGTGAATGATAATGAGGAGCTCCATTTTGAGAGTTACCTTTACATCAGACTTGCAAAGGCAATAGCACACCACGAAAATGGAATTGAAGCTGATTCTGCCATTTCAGCGAAGACTTGGCAGGAAGCATATTTTCTGATCTAACAGCGCTTGAGCGCAAAGCTGCCATCATTTACCCTGTTCTATGGTTTCTTGCAGGGGTTTGGGTGGCAGGTGGGCAGGGTCACCTCCTAGCTCTTTTTTAGAGTTGAAAAACGACCCGCATCCAGTCGGTGATGCGTTCATTCCCATGAAGTCATATGGCTCATCTTTATGGTGAGTAAAATTCCGAAAAGTGAACAAGACCGATATTATAGAGTTCTTTCTGATGTGCTTATGGTGGCTCTCTCTGCTTGGCCCGTTTCCCTTAAGTGCATCAAAAAGAGCTCTGTTTCTTACCCAGTGGAAGTCACTTAATTACTGTTGTTAAAGAGGCGAGCTCTTGATTTTTAATAGATTCATATTGTCAGCTATTGCATTGCTCGCTTCACATCTGACGGTAGGTGTAATAGGCTATCTCGGAGCAAGGAATTATTACCTTTTGCAGATAGAGCAAATAAGAACAGATGCGCAGATTGAACTTGCCAAGGCAATAGCTGACAAGAATGAGAAAGAGAATGTTTACAGCAAAGCACTCAGCGAATCGCAAAGTAAGATTGCGGTATCTAGCGATAGAATTACTGCAGCTTATCGCGATCTTAACGCCTGGGCTGATAGCAATTTTGTTATTGATAACAGTGTCAGCATGCACAACAGTCAGGACAATGCCAGTGGCAACTCAGGTTTGTCCGACTCTGCCACAACTGCCGGAGCAGTTTCAGACTGTAAGTGTAGATGCGATGGAAAAGACCAAACAAAACTTCGCAGACTTTATCAAGAGCAACTGATTATCGCAAGAGATTGCGATATCACTGCTAGCCATTACAATGAGTTGATTAGGTATTATGAGAGTGTCAGCCAGCATTAAAGGTCTGTTCGCAAAGCCTTGTGCCTATCCTGGATGCAATCAGCTTACTTATGGTTCATCAGGCTACTGTGACACTCACCTGACTCAGCTTAAGAATGAGCGCGTTAAGAATTACGACAGCAAAAGACAATCATCATCAAAGCGCGGATACAACAGCAAATGGCGCGAAGCAAGACTTGCATATCTTACAGAGCATCCGCTTTGTGTTGAGTGTGAGAAAAGAGGAATTGTAACGCCCGCCACTGATGTAGATCACATCATACCTCACAGAGGAGACAAGCAGCTCTTCTGGGACAGGGACAACTGGCAGGCATTGTGCCATGAATGTCATTCACGCAAGACAGCCACCGAAGATGGAGCCTTTGGAAACGAGGTAAAAAATGAGAGGCAGACCAAGAAAACCAACTGCGGTTAAGAAACTGCAGGGAACTCTTGAAAAGAGCAGACTTGTTGACAATGAGCCTGTTCCTAGTTATCCACTAACCCGCGTCAAAGCTCCTGACTATCTGTCAGACAAGGGCAAGGAACTGTGGGATTTTGCATTATCTCAAGCTCCAGAGCAACTGATTACAACGCTTGATTTCGGAGTTTTTGCTATATGGGCAGATACTTACAGCAAGATCATTGAGCTTGAGGTTGACATCCAGCGTGAAGGCATGTTTGAGATGAATAGCAACGGGGAACTTAAGCGCTCCGAAAAGGTCAAGCTTCAGAATGAGCTTAAGACAATTCTGTTCAAGTCAATGACGGAGCTGGGCTTTACCCCTGCTTCAAGGTCTCGCATCAGTGTGGCTAAGACCGACAAGACTGAGAAGAAGAACGGATTTTTGGAGCTATAGCTATGGCAACAAGAGACTACATAGCTATAGCTAATAGCTACATCGATGATGTCATTAAAGGCAGAATTAAAGCTTGTCAGCAGGTCAGACAAGCCTGCATCAGACAGGTTGAAGACTTAAAGCGCAAGAAGTTTGAGTTCATCTTTGACGAAAACAAAGCATGTAGAGTATGTAAGTTTATCGAGCTTCTGCATCACGTCAAAGGTCCCCTTGCTGGACAGTCGATTGTCCTTGAACCTTGGCAGGTGTTCATCTTAACAACCGTCTTTGGATGGGTTGACAAGTTAGGTCACAGACGTTTTCAGCGTGTCTATGTTGAAGTTCCTCGAGGCAACGGCAAGTCAACTCTCTGCAGTGGCATAGCCTTGTATATGCTTTGTGCTGACGGCGAAAAAGGCGCCGACATTTACAGTTTTGCTACAACCCGCGATCAGGCTGGCATTGTTTTCGGTGATGCTCAGGCAATGGCTCGTGGCAACCCTCAGCTTCAGGAAGCTTTCGGTCTAACTGTTCTTGCTCACTCGATGGTCGTACTCGGCACCAATTCTAAGATGCAGGCTAAGAGCTCAGACGCTAACAAACTTGACGGTCTGAACACCCACTTAGGCATCATTGATGAGCTTCACGCTCACAAGACTCGTGAAGTGTATGATGTGGTTGAGACATCAATCGGTAAACGTCTGCAGCCTTTAATGTGGTGCATAACTACTGCAGGTTTCGTCCTTGACGGCATCTGTATGGAAGTAAGACGCTACATCAGCAAAGTGCTGAGTGGAGCAATCAGCGGCGATTCATGGTTCGGCATTATCTACACCATTGATGATGGTGACGACTGGCGTACTGAAGAAGCTGTGCAGAAAGCCAATCCTAATTGGGGTGTGTCGGTACAGCCTAAAGCTATTCTTGCAACGCTGTCACAGGCTTTGACAGACCCTGCAAAAGAGAACAACTACAAGACAAAGCACCTTTGCGTATGGTGCAATGCAGACAGTGCTTTTCTGCAGATGAACCGCTGGCGTAAATGCTACCGCCCTGATGTTGAACTCTCTGATTTTGAAGGAATGCCTTGCATCTATGGTCTTGACCTTGCAGCCAAGGTTGACCTTACAGCGCTTGTACGTCTGTTCTGGCGACTTGAAGGCGATGAAGTACATTATTATGTATTTCCTGAGTTCTGGCTTCCAGAAGAGCGTGTAAACAGCGCTCAATGCTCTCAGTATGCCGGCTGGGTTAAACAGGACTTAATTCACGCTACAGAAGGCGCAATTACCTCATTTGAGGATATACAGCAGTACATTCTGAATGACGTCTCACGCTTTGATGTTCTGGCAATCGCTTTTGATCCGTGGCAGGCAATGCAGCTTGCTTCAAACCTCAGAAATGAAGGTCTGTCAATGATTGAGATCAGACCTACAGTAGCCAACTTCAGCGAGCCGATGAAACAGATGCAGGCACTCTGTTACGCTAAGCGTCTGCATACTGACGGCAATCCTGTGCTTGAGTGGAATGCATCGAACCTTGTAGCGCATACTGACGCAAAAGACAATGTGTATCCTCGCAAGGAAAACGGCGAGTACAAGATTGATGGTGTTGTCGCAACAATTATGGCACTCAAAATGGCGCAAATGCTCGATGTTGAGAATCAGTACATTGATGCAGTCAGTGATGACATAGAAGATGATTTAGTTTTATAAAGGATTAAAAATGGGATTATTCAAATGGTTCACGGCTAAGCATGGCCCTACCGGTGACAATGCTGGATGGCAGGACAGCGAGCCAATGATCCCTGCTGTGACAAATGTCACTCCTGTTGCTCCAGAGCAGTCACTGCAGATTTCAACAGTTTATGCTTGTGTTGACCTTCTTGCACGAACTGTAGCCTGTCTGCCTTGTGATGTGTATCTTATCAACTCAGACGGCACAAAAGAGCGCGATGTTAAGTGCAACCTGCATTATATTTTGAGTCAGTCTCCTAACTTCGGAATGACCCCATACGAGCTCATCAGCACTATGGTGATGCACTGGGCCTTAAGAGGAAACGCTTATGCTCTGATTGTAAGAGGCAAGGACAAACTTACCAAGCAGGAGGTTGTTAAGTCAATCTATCCGCTTAATCCTGATCAGATGAACGTCTATATGGATACATCAGGGCGCGTGACTTACCGATACTACGACAAGAAAGATCAATATGTCGACTACGACCCTGAGCAGATTTTGCATTGGAAAGGCTTGGGCAACGGCATTCTCGGTCTTAGCAAGCTTGAGTATATGAAAGCCTCAATCAATGAGAGTGCCTTAGCTCAGGAAACAGCCTTAGACATATTCGCTCAGAAGGGCAAAATGAAAGGCATTTTGTCAGCTCAGAATGTTCTGAGCAACAACCAGAAGGCCGAGATTTCCAAGCAGTTCCAGAAGATGCGTGATGGTGGCATTCCTGTGCTTCCTGCAACCTTGAGCTTCCAGCAGTTAAGCTTATCTCCTGCTGAGACTCAGCTTCTGCAGACAAGAGAGTACAGCGTTGAGGAAATATGCCGTTGGTTCGGCGTGCCAAGTGCTCTTATTGGTTCTGATGGTGGCGCTCCTGGCTCTAATCTTGAACAGGTTACAGCCAACTT